AACTGACTTGTAATCAGTAGGTCACCAGTTCGATTCCGGTAGTCGGCACCAAATGCGGTCATCGTATAATGGCTATTACCTCAGCCTTCCAAGCTGATGATGCGGGTTCGATTCCCGCTGACCGCTCAAGATTTGGCTTTTCTGCCTGCGATGATGGGTTACCCTGAGTGGTATGAAAGCGTCTTTATTGAAACCTCGCTCCTGCGGGGTTTTTTATTATCTGCTGTTTACTCCAACGCAATTGTCGCGCTGTCAGTCGCTAATACCCAGTTTCATCTTGCTGTCGTTCCGAACCAGAGTTATCTGTATGCCAACGGTAACTGAGTGGAAATTGACCATGTTAAAACAGCAGGATATGACAGAAGCGGCAAAGGCCGTTTTTGAAGAACTGAGCACTGAACCGGCGACAGTTGGCGAGATTGCACAGAATACACACCTGACACGCGAACGCTGCCAGTTAATACTGACGCAGCTGGTGATGGCAGGGTTATCTGATTACCGGTTTGGATGTTACATACGGCTCCGCGCTTAACTGGCGGAGATGATTGCTGTGAAATGGGCGGCTGGTGGGTGTTGAAGCACGCCACCAGCCATTCACTCATGCTATGTGGTCACAAGCGAACCAAGGCCCACTGCTTTTAACGTTAAAGCAGAGTGAGCTTAGTAGATGGACGCTTACTGATCTATGAATTCAACTGTAAATTTATCCAGCCCACTACTGGTCAACGCTAATTCCCTTCAATTCATCAAAACGCTGCCTGACGACAGCATCGACCTGATATGTACCGATCCACCATATTTCAAAGTGAAGCCGCACGGCTGGGATAACCAGTGGCGTGGTGATGCTGATTACCTGCACTGGCTGGACGATTATTTGGTGGAGTTCTGGCGGGTGTTGAAACCAACGGGAAGCCTGTACTTGTTTTGTGGTCACCGTCTGGCGGCAGATATTGAGATATTGGTACGTAATCGCTTCCAGGTGATGAACCATATCATCTGGGCAAAACCTTCCGGGCGATGGAACGGTTGCCACAAAGAGGACCTGCGGGCCTATTTCCCGGCGACTGAGCGCATTTTGTTTGCCGGGCATTATCAGGGACCATATCGCTGTAAGAGCGACGGGTATTCTGAGAAATGCAACGACCTGAAACAGCACATCATGACGCCGCTTATCGACTATTTCCGCAATGCGCGTGATGCCCTGGGCGTGACGTCAAAACAGATCGTCGATGCGACCGGGAAGAAGAACATGGTTTCGCATTGGTTCAGTGCCAGCCAGTGGCAACTACCCAGCGAGAGCGACTATCTCAAGATGCAGGCGCTATTTGATGGGATCGCCAGCGAAAAGCACGCGCAGCAGCTGCTTGATGAACCGCACCACCTGCTGATGGAGAAATACCACGTTCTGAACCGGACCTATGGCGAGCTGATACAGGAGTTCAAATCACTGCGGCGCTATTTCGCGGTGTCAGTTGATGTGCCGTACACCGATGTCTGGACGCACAAGCCTGTGCAGTTCTACCCAGGCAAACATCCATGCGAAAAACCCGCCGATATGCTGGAACAAATCATTAGCGCCAGCAGCAGACCGGGTGACGTAGTGGCTGACTTCTTTATGGGGTCTGGTTCGACAATTAAAGCAGCGTTGCGATTAGGCCGGAAGGCGATAGGCGTTGAACTGGAATCCGAACGGTTTATCCAGACGGTTAATGAAATAGAGTCGGTCGCTGACAGTTAACGGCTCATGACGTGAGCCGAATAATTAGAGTATTCGGCTCAAACCCTCAAGCCTTGGTATTTGCCGGGGATTCGTATTTACTGGAGGCTGAATGAAAATATTTGCCGCTCACTTCCATCCAAACGGTTTTTTCCTGTCAGCAGTGGCAGGCGCTGATTTTTGGTTTTATCTCGGTGATGGGGCTGGATGGGGGCGATTTACGATGATTCGCCCCGATAAAGAGTTTGTTAGTGATGGAGCGCTGTTTGGAATATGTGAAGTACTGCCGGCGCGTTCAGAGCCGCCTTTGTCAGTAGTTGAAGGGTCAAATGTTTTATGGCGTCTTCCGGAAGCGATCGCAGTTTCGCAAGGGCCCCTTGTTTCTCTTCTTCAGGAAGATTCGAAAGAAGGAGAATATCTTCGAGAGCTACAATCGTGCTGTCATGAAACTTAATTACCTGGGCTTTTAGGTCCGCACCAAGACCTCCGTCATCTCTGACAAAATCAATACCATCCTGCGTGATTTTTGCGATAAATAGCGTGGGGTGGAATAGTGCATCAGCGGTTTTTAGTGTCGCACTTTTAATCAAGCCATGCTCTTGAAGGTACAAAAGATTGGCTGTAAATGTGTCCCTGTCGTGAAATTTTTGCTCAATTTGCTGGGGAATTTCATCAGGAAGTTGGTTTGGGTAGGCATCATAAAGAGCCTGAAGAATTTCTCGTTGTAGAGTTCTATCGAACTTATCCAAAATTACCTCTCATTTGATGTGGTTACATTCGCAGCGCAACGATATCAGGTGAGGTAATACGTCGCCAGACGAACGCTCTGAGCAGTTTTTCATTCGCATTTTTGGCAACAAATCAGGCTCGCTTCGGCGGGCTTTTTTCATATTCGCGCCACGCTCGGCGCATTCAACCGCAGAATCTTTCAGGAAGAATAACACCCTTACCATGCGTCCTGCGGGGCGCATAAATAAGGGTGTTTGGATGATCGTTAGCTTTTGAGTTCGTGGCGTGCAGCTTCAGCCAGAAAATGGCTGCGGTCACGATAGTCGCTGTTTCCTTTCACAGCATTATCGATGCGTTTAATCAGCGTATCAGGCAGTGAAATGTTGATGCGCTGCGGTTTGCCCTCGAACTCTGACAAATCAACATCGATCATGACCCAGCTGTCGAAGTCTTTATATTCAGGGTCAGCGGCATAAACCATATAGCCCGCATCCTTGATGCTATCTGGCGAGGCTTTGCCTTCCTGGACCAAATCCTCAACCACCATCATGATGGCCTCTTTCACCATTGGCGCGATCTGGTCCTGAGTATCAGCGGCGGAGAAGCAGCCGTATTCGTAAGCTGAAAACGCAGGAACAATCATACCGTAGGCGGTGTTTTCATCTTTCGGCGTCTCGACGCCCACTGAAAAGAACATAGCAACCTCCAAAGGTGGCGGGGATTAGATCCCCGCCGTTTTCTTGATGGATTTGATGGTGCCGATCGGAAGGTTGCCTTTGGGGTGTGGGACTGGGAAAGTCTTCCCGGTTATCGGCGACCACCATATCTGGTGACTGCCTTTCCCTTGCCTCTTCAGCTCGCATCCGGCGGCTATCAATTCCTTAATCAGGTCAGTCGATTTCATTTTTCCTCCTGGCCTGAAACTAATTATACACACGAATACACACGCATCAGGTTTCAGTGTGTATTCGTGTGTGCAATAATAAATTTTGGACTGAATTTATGGAAGTCACAATTAATGGGGTTCCGTATGTCCCTGCACGTGGTCCATCCGGCAGGGTTGGCATCGCCATTTCCACCCACAACCGCGCGAAGGTTTTGAAAAGCACGCTTGAGCAGCATTTGAAACATCTGCCTGCCGGTGCGCTGGTGGTCGTTATTGATGATGGTTCAAAACAAGCGGCAACTGTTCCGGATGGCGTGCAGCTGATACGTCATGAGCAGTCGCTGGGCATTGTGGCTACGAAGAACGCCAGCCTGAAGGCGTTGATGGATGCCGGTTGTGAGCATCTCTTTCTATGGGACGATGACGCGTGGCCAGTGACCAATGACTGGCACAAGCCGTACATCGAATCCCCTGAACCCCATCTGGCCTATCAATTTCTCGACCTGGCCGGGCCAAAAAAGCTCAAGGATTTAGCCATACTGCACCGGGATGAGCGGCATATTGCTTACACCGCGCAGCGTGGCGTCATGCTGTATTACCACCGCAGTGTGATTGAGAAGGTGGGGGGATTTGACCCGATATACGGGCGCGGTATGTATGAGCATGGCGATCTGGCGCTGCGTATCCACAATGCCGGGCTGACGACGTGGGCCTTTGCCGATGTCACCGGCTCTGAGAGCCTGATTTATTCCCTTGATGAACACGAAGCGATTGAGCGCTCCGTATCTCAGCCCGATCGTATTCAGCTGGTAAAGCGCAATGCGGGGATTTACAACGGCCGCCGTGAATCGGGTTACACCGGATTTGCTGATTACCGGCCCCGTAAGAATCTGGTGCTGACCACGTTGCTGACCAGCCGTCCGGACCCGCAGCGGGGTATCAAAATGAAAGCTGATGCTTCGTTGCTGTCGTCCTGGGCGGGTTCGGTTCGCGGCGCGGATGCAGTTGTACTGGCTGACGAGCTGCAACAGGCCCCGACCGGCACTCAGCTGGTGGGGGTGCCGGACGTCGCGATGAATGTCTATTTCCGGCGCTGGCTCCATATCTGGCACTACCTGCGCGACCATCCTGAATATACCCACGTCTGGTGTACTGACGGCACCGACGTTGAAATGCTCCACCAGCCGTGGCAGGTGATGGAGCCGGGCAGAGTGTATGTCGGTTCAGAGCCGACGCTTTACGCCGATGAGTGGGCACGCAAGTCGCACCCGGAAAAACAGTATCAGGAATTCATCGCGGCACATGGCCACGAGGTCATGCTGAACGCTGGCCTGCTGGGTGGCAGTCGTGAGGATGTGATGGCCTTTGCGCACGGCATTGTCCGGCTGTATTACCGCATCGAGAGCTACCGCTTCTGGAAGATGGAGCACAACGCCACTGCAGTCGGGGACATGCTCGCCTTCGGCATCGTGGCAAAGTCTTTCGGCGACCGCATCGTCACTGGACCGCAGGTACACACGGTGTTTAAGTCCAACGGCATTGGTAAGGAGCTGGCATGGTGGCGTCACAAGTAAAGTTCGTAGTGGTGGGCCACCATGGCCGGCGTGAGCAGGCGGAATCGCTGGCATTGCGCCTGAACGCTCATCTGCTGCTGGATGATGACAATCACGGAGCGAACTGGAATCATCGCAGGGCAATGGCCTGGGCAGCTGAACAGGATGCCCGCGTGGTTGTTCTCGAGGATGACGCGCTGCCGGTGGACGGATTCGAGCAGCTGGTTGTTCCATGGCTTGAGCGTTTCCCTGACTCATTGGTGAGCTTCTATCTTGGCACCGGCCGCCCGCCGCAGTACCAGCCAAAGGTCGCAGAGAAACTTATCGCGGCTGACAAAATCCATGGCGATCACATCACCTTGCCGCGCCTGATTCATGGCGTGTGTTACAGCGTACCGCCTTCACATCTACCCAAAGTCCTGAAGCAATGGGAAAGCCACAAGGCGGCTGACTATGCGGTCGGTGATGCCTGGGGCGGCGTGGTCGTCTATCCCTGCTGGTCACTGGTCGAGCATCAGGATGGCCTGTCGGTCGAGCGGCCGTGGAACAACGCCCTGCGGCGCGAGCGGAGGCAAGCATGGCGCCTGCACAGGGGCGTACCGACTGCCACCTCATGATTTTTCAAAGGTACTCCCGGCGGGGGTGGATCACCACGGGGCGCTAACATCGCGGTAAAAGAGAATTTTTTGAATTTTGTTTCACCATCACCACCACCTTAACTTATTAATATTCCTGAATATAAAAAACAGCAGTGTCGAATCTGAGTGTTTTTTATTCATCGCTGGAGTGGTCAATGGACAAGGAATTAAAAGAGCTAAAGCTGAATGTTAGCCAGCTTGCAGCGCTGTCTGATGTGCACCGCCAGACTGTGGCCGCACGCTTAAAAAATGTCATCCCAAGTGGTGGGAATGACAGCAACCTGAAGCTATACAGCCTGACGAGCGTGCTCGCGGAGTTGATGAAAATGCCAGTTCCAATAGCCGAAGGCGAAATGGAACCACAGGATCGCAAGGCCTGGTATCAGTCGGAGCGTGAACGACTCAAATTTGAGCAAGAGGTGGGGGAGCTTATCCCTGCGTCTGACGTTGCACGTGAATATGCCAGCATGGCAAAAGCGATGGTTCAGGTGCTTGAGACGTTACCTGACATTCTTGAGCGAGATTGTGCACTGTCGCCAGACGCGGTCAGTCGAGTGCAATCCATCATCGATGATCTGCGGGACGAAATTGCACGGCGAGTCCTTAGCGACGACAAGGTAGAGGAGGAGATTCCGGAGGAGGGATGATGGCGGTATTGTCGACAGCCAGCACGCTGAAAAAGGATACAGGGCAGTTAATTCAGGCACCCCGTAGAATGCTGGTTGCCGAAGCTGTAGCAAAATTCATGAGGGTGCCAACGTCGGGAGGTAACTCAGTCCCCTGGGATCCGCTTGTTGCGCCGTATGTAATTGAGCCCATGAATTGCCTCGCTTCGCGGGAATATGACGCAGTGGTTTTTGTCGGGCCAGCCCGAACGGGCAAGACTAATGGACTCATTGATGGCTGGATTATCTATAACATTGTTTGTGATCCGTCAGATATGTTACTGGTCCAGATGACGAAAGATAAAGCTCAGGAGCATTCTAAAAAACGTCTGGCCCGAACCTTTCGCTGCAGTCCAGAAGTTAAGAAATGCCTGAGTCCCCGCCATAACGATAACAACGTGCATGACAAGTATTTCCTCTCCGGCGCATTTCTGAAAATTGGCTGGCCCTCGGTCAACGTCATGTCATCCTCGGATTTTAAATGTGTCGCACTGACAGATTACGATCGCTTTCCTGAAGACGTTGACGGGGAGGGTGATGCCTATTCCCTTGCCTCCAAGCGTACAACGACTTTCATGTCGTCTGGCATGACGCTGGTGGAAACCTCGCCAGGGCGGGACATTACAGATGTTAAATGGCGGAGAAGAACGCCTCATGAGGCACCGCCATGTACGGGGGCCATGTCACTGTACAACCGAGGGGATCGTCGTCGCTGGTATTGGCCTTGCCCACACTGCGGTGAACATTTCCAGCCGAATGGTGATGCTGTCGCGGGTTATCGCGATATTGAGGACCCGGTACTGGCTAGCGAAGCGGCCTACATCGAATGCCCTCATTGTTCGGGCAGAATTGAAGGTGCGCGGAAGCGTGAGCTCAATGGTCGCGGGGTCTGGCTGCGGGATGGCGAAACTATCAGCAAAAACGGCGCTCGGGGTGGTGAACCGCGCCGGTCTCGCATAGCCAGTTTCTGGATGGAAGGACCGGCGGCGGCATACCAGACGCTCACTCAGCTGGTGTATAAGCTGCTGACGGCAGAGCAGGACTACGAAACTACCGGCAGTGAAGAAACCCTGAAAACGGTGATCAACACCGACTGGGGCCAGCCGTATTTACCGCGTTCTGCGATGGACCAGCGCCGCGGCGATGAGCTGATGGCGCGCGCCGAAGTGATGGAGAAACGCTTTGTTCCTCCGAAGGTGCGTTTTCTGGTTGCAGCGGTGGATGTACAGGCCGGGAAACAACGGCGCTTTGTGGTGCAGATCGTTGGTTATGGCCAGCACGGTGAGCGCTGGGTGATTGACCGCTACAACATCCGATCATCTCTGCGTAGTAATTCAGATGGCGAGGCGTTACCGGTTGACCCTGGCGGCTACATCGAAGACTGGGATCTGCTGCTCACCGATGTGCTTAATAAAGAGTACCGGCTGACAAGCGACCCGGCCCGCACCATGCCGGTGATGTGCATGGCGGTGGATAGCGGCGGTGAGGATGGCGTGACGGATAACGCCTACAAATTCTGGCGGCAATGCCGTAAAGACGGACTGGGTAAGCGCGTTTATCTGTTTAAAGGTGACAGCCTCGCCCGTAAAAAACTGGTCACCCGTAGCTATCCGGACAACACCACCCGCTCTGATCGTAAAGCAGGCGCGCGCGGCGATGTCCCGCTGTACTTCCTCCAGACCGACCAGTTGAAAGACCGGATCCACAATGCGCTGCGGCGTGATGAGCCTGGTCCTAACTTCATTCATTTCCCTGACTGGCTGGGCGAGTGGTTCTACGACGAGCTCACTTATGAGGAACGAGGGCTGGACGGCAAGTGGAAAAAGCCCGGCAGGGGAGCGAACGAAGCGCTCGATCTGATGTGCTACTGCCACGCGCTGGTGATATTACGCGGCTACGAGCGAATCAAGGACTGGAGTAATCCGCCCGACTGGGCAAAACCGCAGAACCTGAACAGGGCAGTGGTTGCGAACCACCCTGAAACCGATAAACCGACACGCAGTGATGCTGAAGAGAAACCGTCAGCAGCACCGCCACCGGCTGCCCCAAAGCCTGTGAAGAAGGTCAAAACATTCTGAGGACGCTATGCGCATCACGGAAATCAAACTTATGCGGGACAGGGCTGAAAAAGCCTATCTCGACGCGCTGGATGCTAAAAGCCTGAGCATGAACGGGCGCAACCTGACCCGGCAGGATATCGACAAGCTCAAAACGCAGTTCGATTACTGGGACCGCCGGTACCGTAATGCTCGCTCAAAAGGCAAAGGCAAACCCTTTTCACTGGTGAACTTCACGGGGCGCTGATGGGACTCTATACCAAAATGCTCGGCGTCGTCGCCCCGCAGCGAGCGCTGCGACGGATGGCGGCCCGGGATCAGATGAAGGCGTACGAAGCCGCCAGGCCGACGCGCACCCATGCGGCGAAGCGGGAAAGACACAGTGCCAACACGGCGGTTTTTGCCGCTGGTGCATCGCTGCGCGAGCAGGCGCGCTGGCTCGATGAAAATCACGACCTTGCTTCCGGCATGCTCGATAAGCTGGAGGAGCGGGTGGTTGGCGCGCGCGGTATTCAGGTCGAACCGCATCCCCTGAATACACAGGGTGAAGTTCATGAAACGTTCGCCGCCCAGATTGCCACCGCCTGGGAGCTCTGGGCGCAGGCACCGGAAGTGACCGGCATGTTCAGCCTGGCGGAAGCCGAACGCCTGATGGTCCGCAGTGCGCTGCGGGACGGGGAGGTATTCACGCAGTTGGTGCGCGGTCCGGTGAAGGGCATCGAGTACGCCACGCCGGTTCAGTTCGCCTTCGAAATGCTGGAGGCTGACTTTGTGCCGATGAGTCTGTCGGGTGCTGACAACGGCATGAAGACAGTGCAGGGCATCAACATCAACGACTGGGGCCGACCACTCGCCTACCACGTTTATCTGACCCACCCGCAGAGCGGGCTGGGAACAATGCAGACCAAGGTCATCGGCAAAGAGCGCATGCTGCACCTGGCGATGCGCAAGCGTCTGCATCAGCTGCGTGGTATTTCCATCTTTGCCAACGTTATCCAGCGCCTGGCCGACCTGAAGGACTATGAAGATTCCGAGCGTGTGGCCGCCCGTATCGCGGCAATGCTCGGCTTCTGGATCAAACGTGGCGACAGTTCGGTGTATGAAGAAGGCGGGGAGGACTGGAAGAACCCGGATAATCCTTACCGCAGCTTCGATATATCGGCGGGCATGATTTATGACGACCTGGCCCCCGGCGAAGAGCTGGAGATGCTGGAATCCAACCGGCCCAACTCCAACATGGCGGAGTTTCGTAACGGGCAACTGCGCGCCGCTGCCGCCGGGACGCGTACCGGTTATTCCTCGATATCCCGTGACTACAACGGCACCTATTCCTCACAGCGCCAGGAGCTTGTCGAAAGCTTCGAAGGCTACGCCGTTCTGCAGGACTGGTTTGTGTCCCGTACGGCCCGCCCGCTATATCGCGAATGGCTTCGCATGTATCTGCTGAGTGGGGTTGATATCCCGGATGATCTGGACAGAGATTCTGTTTTCAACGCCACCTACATGGCGCCCGTTATGCCGTGGATCGACCCGGTGAAAGAGGGCGAAGCCTGGAAAACGCAAATTCGCGGTGGTGCTGCGACGGAAGCGGAATGGGTGAGAGCGCGCGGCGGCAGTCCACGCAACACCAAGCTGCAGCGTCAGCGCGAAGTGAAATACAACAAAGATCATGAACTGGTCTTTGACACCGATCCGGCTAACGACAAAGGAACGACAACCAATGAGCAAGCTACAGGAGCTGGTGGAACCAACCGCCAGCGGTCAGATAAAGGCGATGAATAATCGCTGGTATGAGATTCAGGCGGCTGCCAATGGCTCAGCCGGTGAAATCCATCTTTACGATCAGATAGGCGGCTGGGGAATTTCAGCCAGTCGATTTTTACGGGAGGTCAGCGAAGCTGGCCTTTTTAATGCCTCGCAGGTGGACATCCGCATTCATTCACCCGGTGGCAGCGTGCTGGACGGATTCGCCATCTACAACACGCTCAAACGCCTGACCGGGGCCGTCAATATCTTCATTGACGGGCTGGCGGCATCGATGGCCTCGGTCATTGCCATGCTGCCCGGTGCCACGGTTCATATGCCGTCGAATGCCTTCATGATGGTGCATAACCCGTATGGCGGGGCGGTGGGGGATGCCAGTGAATTGCGGGATTTTGCTGACCTGCTCGACAAAAACTCTGCAGTGATGATTGACGCCTACACGCAGAAGACGGGTCTTTCCCGCGAGGACGTCGAATCCCTGATGAAGGCAGAAACCTGGATGACCGGCGCGGAAGCGGTGGAAAAAGGTTTTGCTGATGTGCTGCTGCCTGAAATGCAGATGGCGGCATGTATTAACGATAATGTAACGAAGGAGTTTACCAAGATGCCAAAGGCAGCCCAGCAGCTTTTCGCCCCTCACGCTAACGCTAACCAGCCGCAGCAACCCCAACAACAGCAGCCAGTTGCCACGGTTCCACCTGTTGTACCTGAACAGCAGCCGGTTGATATTGCGGCCCTTGCCCTGCAGATGGAGCAGATGCGCCAGACACGGGAGACTGAACGCCGTACTGCCATTTCCGGTGTGTTTACCGCTTTCGCGAACCATCCCGGTATCACTGAGTTGCAGGCATCCTGCATCACCGATCAGTTCTGCACCGCCGCAGATGCGCAACAAAAACTGCTGGCGAAGCTGGCAGACGGGACCACGCCTGGCGCGAACGGTTTCGCTCATATTCATGCTGGCAACGGCAACATCATTGGTGATTCCGTGCGTAACGTGGTGATGGTGCGTGCCGGTTTCGGTGAACGCCAGACCGATAACCAGTTCAACGGCATGAGCCTGATGGAGCTGGCACGCGCCTCTCTGACCGGTCGCAGTATCGGCGTGTCCGGCATGGATCGCATGGGCATTGTCGGTGCGGCCTTTACCCACAGCAGCAGCGATTTTGCGCACATCCTGATGGATGCGGCGAGTAAATCTGCGCTGGTGGGCTGGGATGATGCAGAAGAAACCTTCGACAAATGGACCCGCACCGGGGAGCTTTCGGACTTTAAACCGGGCAACCGTGTCGGCCTTGAAGCCTTCCCGAGTCTGCGTCAGGTGCGTCCGGGGGCTGAATATAAGTACGCCACGCTTAACGATACCGGCGCGCAAATTCGTCTCGCGACGTATGGCGAGCTGTTCAGCATCGACCGCCAGGCGATCATCAATGATGACATGTCCTTTATTACCCGCGTCCCGGCCTCGATGGGTCGTGCGGCGAAAGCGACCATCGGCGATCTGGTTTACGCGACCCTGACCGGCAACCCGGCTTTCAATGGTGACACGCTGTTCAGTGAAGATCGCAATAACTACGTTTCCGGTGAACTGAACGTTGATAACCTCGCAGCAGCACGCTCAGCGATGAAGCGTCAGAAATCCGGCGACCGCACGCTGAATATCTCTCCGGCATTCCTGCTGGTGCCAACGATGCTCGAAGCCTACGCCGATCAGATCCTGCACTCCACCTCGGTACCGGGTATGGAGTACAACTCTGGCATTAAAAACCCGGTTCTCAACATGGCGGAAATCATCGCAGAACCACGCCTGGATGAGGCGAGTGAAGAGGACTGGTATCTGACGGCACGTAAGGGTGCGGATACCATCGAAGTGGCGTATCTGGACGGCAACGCTGCGCCAACGGTTGAGAGCACCTCCGGTTTCACCGTCGACGGTGTCACCATGAAAGTGCGCATCGATGCCGGTGTGGCACCGATGGATTACCGTGGCCTGCTGAAATCTGCTGGCGCATCTTCTTGATCGGAACCTGACGATTTATTCCTTTATATGGCACCTGCGGGTGCCTCATTTATTTGAGAGGCTGATATGGCTAAGAATTATGTTGAAGACGGCAACACCATGGACTGGACCAACACCACGGGCGCTGATGTTGTTTCCGGTGACCCCGTTGCAGTGGGCGCGCTGTTAGGTGTGGCGCACGGTGATATTGCAGACGCAGAAGATGGCGTGCTGCATATGACGGGCGTGATTACGCTTCCAAAAGAGGAAGCGGACGCCTGGTCTGCTGGCGATAAACTCTATTTTGATACTGCCAGTGGCAACGTAAGCACCACCGAAAGCGACGTGGTTGCGGGTTCTGCGTGGGCAGATGCCGAAAATGGCGATACCGATGCGCCGGTACGTCTCGGCTTCTGATGAGCGATTTCAATTCGCTGATGGCAGCAGCGGATGATGTCCTGATCTCCACGTTTAATGTCAATGGCAGCGTGACACTCTGGCCGGGGGATACCCGGTCATGGGTTATTGAAGGCGTTTTCGATAACCCGGCACTGCTGACAGGCATTCCGGATGGCGGGAAGATACAGGGCTCTGATCCGTCTTTCACTGCACATGACAGGGATCTTACTGACCTTAAAAAGAAAGACGCGGTCAGTATTGCCGGTGTGACGTGGTATGTGAAGTCGCTGCAACCGGATGGCTCCGGTGTCACCAGGGTGTTTCTTTCCCGATATCAAAAGTCTGATCAGGATAAAGCTGGTAATCGTCTATGAGTGGATTCTACATCGATATCAGTGCATTGCAGTCGATGAAGCACGCGATGGGGGCAACAGAATCACAAATGATTGCCGCCTTCAACAAGGCGCTACGACAGACGGTGAATCAGCTTTATAAAGCATCGGTTGGCACCATGCTTAAAACTACCGGGGCAAAAAACCGCAAACTGGTACAAGGGCGAATGCGTAAGGCTGTCAATAAAGTCAGCCTTGCAGGTAAAAACGCGGGTACAGGCCGTATCTGGATGGGGCTGGATGACATGCCAGTCAGCTCACTTCGTGGCAGAGCTAAAGCGCCACGGGGTATCCGTCCCCAGGACCGAAAGCGCGATGTGCTGGGGCGCTTTCTGCCCGCGAAAGGTGGGCATGATGCAACATTTACCCCCGCCGCTGCCGGACTGCACACCACGACTTTTACGAATTCCTTTCTCGCGACTGTTAAGGGAAAACGTAGCATCTGGATACGCAACGGAAAAGGCCATATCCATGAGGCCAGAATGGCCGTTCACAAACAAATGAATGATGCCATTGAGAAGACTGTTTTTGCCAACTCAGCCGAATTATTAATGGCAAATTTTGAAAAAGATTTGGCAGGTCGAGTGCTGGGTAATGTCCACCTGAACAGCAGAGGAAAACGTGCATGAATGGCCTGAACTGGCTTGATGAATACCAGAACGCGGTACTGTCAGGCCTGAAGCAAATTCCCTGGGCATCGACCATCGGGCTCTATCCTGATCTTGCGGAAGATGATTTTCCCACGCCCGCAGTGCTTTTTGATGTGGCCAGATGGGAGCGTTCAGATACATCAATTGGTGGCAATGTCACCCTCGATTTGACCTGTAATTTCTATATTCTGCGCCACTTTATGGCTGGAGACGGCGAAGACGAGAAGGAGGTCGGCAGCGCGGAAACGCGTGTGCGTAATGCCTCCCTGAAAATGTCGGACTGGATAGAAGGGCGCCAGTTTGGGCCTGGTACCGCCCCGGCAATATTTGATTCCGCAGAGCCCATGGTCTGGGACATGGGGCAGGGTGGTTCGCCATATGCTATCTGGGCCGTTTCGTTCACGCAGCGGATTGCCGTTGGCGTTGATCCCTTTGACGACGCTGATGCGCCACCACTCAAAGAATTCTGGCTGGGCATTTTCCCCGAAACCGGCGAAGCCAATAAGGACAAATACATCCTGCTGGCACAGAGCAAACCTGACAAGGAGGATGGATGAGCACCTATCGCGGTTGTTCGCTCTTCATTAATAACTTCCAGTTGCCCGCGAGCGTCGAATATACCCCGCCCGAGATTGCCCTGAATCTGGCGCAGTACAAAAACGGCGCCATGGACACCCCGGTACCGGTTGACAGGGGCATGCAGCCCCTGACCGCCCGCTACAAAATTGCCGGAATGGATCCGACCGCCTTCCTGTTTCTCGGTCTGGTACCGGGTTTTCGTGCCCGTCTCACAGTGCATCGTTTATTCCGCTGGGGCGAGCGTCTGGTGCTGCTTCATGATGAAATGGAAGGGTTCATCAGCGCTATCCGGCCTGATGGCCACAACGATGACAAAGTCAGTGTCGGGCAGGAAATGACCCTTTCGGTCAGCTATTACCGTGTCTCGATCGATGGCGTGCAGCCTCTGCTGGAGGTCATACCCGCGATGGGTATTCGCCGCCAGTTCGGTGTTGATCCGCAGCGTCTTTCCACCCGCATGACGGAGTTGCTGCAATGAACCTCGATATTCTTTCCGCGCTGGAAGCTGGCTCCCGAACGGACAGCAGTAACATCAGCATGCCGCTGCCGCCGCTGTTGATGTGGGGCGACTTCATTTTCCAGCTTTCCACGCTGGCCTTTAACAAGCTGCAATTATCCGAGAGCTGGAACTGGGCTGCGCAGTCGCGCACCGGCAAGATGGACGCCCTGCAGTATACCGGGCAAAAAGTGCCGACCCTGCGCTTTGATTGCGAGCTCTACAGCGATTTTATTGATGTCGGCGGGCTGGATGACCTCCTGCCCGGCGAATGGGCCGATGCCGCCGCCGACCCGGTGGAGTGGCTGCGGCGCCAGGCCCGGACACACACGCCGATGATGCTGGTCACCGGCAACGGCAGGGTGATGGGCTTCTGGGTTCTGGTACAGATTGACCAGGCTGTGGATGCCTTTCTGGGAGCAGGCGAGTTTCGCCATCAGGTAGTGACGCTCTCGATGCAGTATTACGGCCCGGCCCTGCGCGGAACGGACAGTGACCCGGCGACGGTACAAACGGCCGCTCCCGCAACGACTGAGCAGGGCGTGGCAGAATTTCAGGCCGTGCGGGAGGGACGTATTGATGTCTTATGAACTTGCTGCGCTGTCGCAGCGTGTGGCCCGCATGATCCGCTTTGGCAATATCACAGATGTGCAGGTCAGTCCCCCGCGCTGTCGGGTGACATTTGGTACCGATCCGGTGAGCGGGCAGGCGCATAAAAGTGGCTGGCTGCGGCTGGCCGGGGTGGCTGACGACGGTATTGCTGTCTGGGCCATGCCGAAGGCCGGTGCATCGGTGTTGGTCCTGAGTCCGGGGGGCGAGATTAACGGCGGGTTGATTTTCCCGGCGGGCTTTACAGATGACCGGCCCCCTCCGTCGGACAAGCCGGGTGAATACGTTATTCAGTTCGGTAACGGCGCATCGGTAAGTTACAGCCTGGAGAAAAACCTTATGGCTATCGCGCTGCCTGATGGTGGAAAGGTGACCATGAAAGCCGATCTCGATGTTGATGGTGACGTCCGCGACAAAACCGGCACCATGCAGGAAATCCGTGATATGCATAACGCGCATACCCACAACGAAAACGGCGATGGTGGGGGGGTGACCGACCCGCCGAACCAGAAAATGCAGACCGAAGAAGAGCCCGACCACTGAGTCGGGTTTTTTATTGGGGGAACTATGCAGGGAATGAGCTGCAAAGACGGCAAACCACTGTCCGGCACTGACCATATCCGACAATCTGTGCAGGACATTCTGACCACGCCGCTGGGCTCCCGGGTGATGCTGCCCGGTTACGGCAGCGGCCTTCATAAACTGATTGACCATCCGGAAAGCAGTATCACTGCCGTTCGGGTAGTTATGGCCACTGCGCTGGCGCTGTCCCGCTGGGAGCCTCGTATTGTGGTTAACCGCATTGAAGTGGTGAAGGCGGGGGCTGGCACCGTTATCGTTTCAGTCCGGGCCACCGATATCGAAAATCAGCGCGCCATCTTTCTGGAGAATATCCGTCTGTGAATACCATTGATATCAGCGCGCTCCCACCACCGCAAGTGGTGGAGATGCCTGAATTTCAGGCTCTGCTCAAACAGCGCATAGCTGAACTGCAGTTCATCGACCCAACCTTTGATGCGCTCGTGGAAAGCGACCCGGCCATCAAGCAGCTGGAAATACTGGTCTACCGCGAGATGGTGAACGTCGCGCGCTTTAACTCTGGCGTGCGTGCGGTGCTGCTGGCTTACGCAAAAAAGGCTGACCTCGATCAGCTGGGTAATAACTTTGATGTTCCCCGCCAGGTGGTGACCCCGGCAGATGACACCACCATTCCGCCGACTGAGGCGGTGATGGAGGACGATGATCGCTACCGACTGCGTATCCGCCTTTCCTGGTATGCCCGTAATACTGCAGGTTCGATTCAGGCATATGAATATTTCACATTATCGGCAGATCCGGGCATTACGGATGCGGGTGTGTACGGTCCCGCCGAATCGGAAGACATTCCGCCAGGGCACGTTCACGTTTACCCGCTAAGCAGCGACGGAGAGGGTACGCCGTCGGATGCACTCCTGCAGACGGTTAGCGACGCACTGAACGAAGAGTATGTGCGGCCACTTACGGATTATGTCAGCGTTCTGGCTCCGACGGTCATTACGTATGAAGTGAATGCAACGCTCATCATCGCCGACGGGCCGGATGCGAACACGGTTGAAGATGCCGCTGAAAAAGGGATGCAGCGGTATGCCGACAGCGTTCACAAAATAGGGACGGCCGTGTCGCTTGCCGGGGTGTATCGGGCACTGAAGCAACCTGGTGTTGACGATGTGCAGCTGGATTCACCGCTGGCGACTATTCCTGTCGGGATTGGCGAGGTTTCTTTCTGTACCGGCATTAATCTGACTGTCATAAGGGGGAGCGATGTACCAGACACTCCTACCTCTTAACTCAACACCGTCAGAGCGGGCGCTTGAGCAGGTCATGGGCCACATGAGCGACCAGCCCATCGATATCCGCATTGTCAAAAATGCGGATGAGACACCGGCTGTTCTGCTTCCATGCCTGGCCTGGGAATATGCGATCACTTACTGGGATGAAAACTGGACGGAAGCGCAGCAGCGCAGCGTCATCAAAAATGCACCGAGAGTGAATAAGACACGCGGCACAGTGGGTGCGGTGAAATATGCGCTGCAGGCCGTGGGGCGCGCCATCGATGTTATCGAATGGTTCAACGACACTCCGATGGGTGACCCTTACACATTCCGCATTGTGGTGAATGGTTACGCTGTTACCTCTGAAGAGCTCCAGCTTATAGCGCTGCAGGTGGCAGATGCGAAGAACGCCCGCAGCTGGATGAGTGATATCCGGATCGGACAACAGTCGGTCGCAGGGAATATTTATGTCGGCGGCGCGACCGTCGTGCAGCAAACAATCAGAATCACAGGAAAACGCGATGAGTGATTACTATTTATTGATAACTGACGCCGGGAAGGCGCTGGAAGCGGCGGCGCATGCCAGCGGCGAGCCGGTCAACCTGACCAACTTTGCGGTCGGGGATGGCGGCGGCGCAAATGTTACCCCGGAGGCGTCACAAACGGCACTGGTAGGTGAGACTTTTCGTGATGCAATCAGCTCATTAACGGTCAGTCCTACCGATACCGCCGTGCTCGAGGCTGAATGTATTATCCCCAAAAGCAGCGGCGGCTATACCATTCGTGAAATCGGCATTCTCGCTGATGATGGCACGCTGTACGCAGTGGGCAACTTTGCGGAGCAGGAAAAGCCAGCGCCAGACAGCGGTTACGCGGCATCGCTTCAGATTTTTGCAGACCTGGTAGTCTCGGATACCAGCGATATTACGCTGACCGTTCAGGACGGGAGTTATCTCACCGAGACGCAGGCCAACACGATTTATCTGCGGCAGGATAAGCGGCTGAGCGAAATCGCAGAGCAGGGAGCAGATGCCCAGGTCGAGGCGCGGGAAAATATAGGTTGTGGGACGGCGGCAGCTGCTGACAAGACGACATCTCACACTGATTCCACAGCCGGGCATTTGTTGCAGGTTGGTGATTTCGGCATCGGTGGCCCAGAAATTAGCATTCCTGATGGTACGGATATTTATAAATATTTCCCAACAGCGAAATCAGGGAATTACGGCGGCGGCGGTGATTTTGTTAATGTCGCCATAAGCGGCGGCTGGCACGGATTTAAATGGCAGCAACATGGTGGTGATAGTAAGTATGGATTCCTTCTGGAAATGGCCAGTAATAATCGTCTGGCGTTGCATATCTATAACAACGCCACAGGAGATATGACTAACCCTCAAAATTACTGGACAAACTCTGGGCTAATGTATTCCACCGGATTTAAACCTACCGCCGCCGACGTTGGAGCATTGCCACTCACTGGCGGCACTCTAACCGGGCCGTTACTTGTGCAATCCGGAGCGAGTAAGCACCTAAAAATATACGCGCAAGGCACGCCATCTTTAAATATGAATATTGAGCTATGGGGTAATACAGACCGCCCCACAGTTTTAGAGTTCAACGATGAAACTAGTTATCATTTTTACAGCCAGAGAAATAAAGATGGCTCAGTTATTTTCGATTGCGCTGGACAAATCACACCGCATGATTACGGCAACTTTGATGCTAGGTATCAGGCAAAAGGAAGCTATTACACAACCTCTCAGTCAGATGACCGTTATATCGGCGATATCCATTTCGGCGCTTCAACGTCGCACTCAGTCAGTAACAATCAGTCATTCAGCAGTGCCGGTTATGCGTTGACAGGATTCATGAGCGACGGAAGCAACGATGACATTGACACGTTGTACGCTAAGCCTGTTCAAAAACTTAATCGAAAAACAGGCGTGTGGACCACAATCGCAGGGTGAATGAAATGTATGATTTTAAAAATTTCCAATTGGCCCAGCCAACTCCAAAGCAGCTTAAAGCCTACACCGATCCGGAAACAGAAGTCGTAGATAATATTCTTTTTCTAAAGTCAGAGGATGGTCACGACTGGTATGAATGCCAGAATCTTTTCGCTGATGACACGATAAAGATCATGTACGACTCAGATGGAATTATTCGCTCCGTTGTAGATGAACCAGTTCCAGACCGCGGCAATATTCTTGCGGTGTCGATGTTCTGGCCGGAAGGGATGTCTGTTGCTGAAGTTGAGAGCCTGCCAGCCGGTTTCGATATTAATGGCACTTGGGCATATTCAGACGGCGCGATTACTCAAAGCACTGACGCAGTCACCGAGCGAAACAAACGATCCCTCAATCGCCGCCTGAACGTCGCGAATAACTTCTTCTTTATGTACCAGTCATGCCAGGAAGTTGGAACCTCTCAAGACGGTGACAATGACTATATTCAACAACTGCAGCAGTATGCGTCTGACCTGCGTGCGGTTGACTTAAGCGCCTCCGCTCCTGCCTGGCCGACACCACCTTCCTTTATTATTTAAATTCGGAGTTTTCATGCACAGACATAACAAATCGCGTTTGCGAGGATTTTCCCTGCGTGCTTTCCAGACCCGCATGAATGCGGTCTGGTTTAGCGGTACCATGAACTACACACAGGCTGACTGCCTGACGGGATTCGCCACCGCGTATTTCATCTACAACAACATGCTCAATCGCCATATTCCGGTGAGCTGGCTGGCCTACATTCTCGCCACGACCTACCACGAAACGGCCTGTACCATGAAGCCGATCGAGGAATATGGCAAGGGGGCGGGGCATCCTTATGGCGAACCCGATCCGGATACCGGGCAGATTTACGACGGTCGCGGCTATGTCCAGTTGACCTGGATTTATAACTATCAGAAAGCCCAGGAATATGTCGTCAACTTCAACACCCTGAAGAACGACCTCGATCTGGTGAACAATCCCGACCTGGCACTGACGCCGTGGGTGGCGGCACAGGTCGCGATCGGTGGTATGTCTCAGGGCTGGTTCACTGGCAAAGCACTGCCGAATTACCTTACCGACACCTCAACCGATTACTTCAACGCCCGCCGCATTATTAACGGTACCGACAAAGCGCAGGCCATTGCCGCCTTTGCTGTTGAGTGTGAAGACGCGCTCCATCTGGCACACGGTGACGGCATTGTCCGTAGCCTGGTGCAGATGGGCAGCAAAGGTGACGATGTTCGCGAGCTGCAACTGATGCTGAAACTCACGCCGGACGGTGTGGCGGGCAGCGACACGGTCAACGCCATCATGACTTTCCAGGCGAAGCACCTGTTGCAGGTGGACGGGATGTGCGGGAACGACACCTGGCTGATGCTCGACAGGGAGATTTACCGGTTATGAAAACACTTCTGATGGCAGCGGTCGCGCTGCTGCTGGGCGGCTGTTCGGCGACGGTAGTGAGTTATGAAGGCAACAGTAAAGACACTGACTGCCCGCCGGTGGTGAGCATCCACAGTTTTGGCAGCAATGTCACCGTTACCGATGGTTCTGAATGCAAGGCGAAGAAATGAAAAAAGCAGTCATCCTCCTGGGCACCATCGCCCTGATTTTTAGCCTGGCGGCCTGCTCCAACATCCTGACGTACGTTCGGCATGATGAGAGCAAGGGCAACGTTCAGTGCAGTAGCGACCAGGCCCTGAAACGCGACAGTACCTGTAACGCCTCCACCAAATAACACACTTCACTTTATCCCTGAGCCCGCCCTTAGCGGGTTTTTTATTATCCGGAGAATCCTCTATGGAAAATCATGGCGTGACCACGCTTGAGACAGACGACGCCCCGAAACAAACCACCACGGTCAATATGTCAGTCATTGGCCTGGTCGGCACCGCTCCCCTGGCAGAGCCCGGCACTGTCGCCAGCCTGACCACCGGCTCGGCGTTGCTGGGCAATCAAATCACGTTTACGGCCAGCGCTGCGGGTGAGCCGGGTAACCAGCTGCAGGTACGGGCGCTGCCCGGGGAGTCTGATTCTTCTGGTGGGGCTGAAACCCATGCCATCTTCACTGATGGACTGCTCACCGTTTTCCTGGGCACCGATATGGATGGAAGCATCATGGCTACCGCTGCGGATGTGGTGGCTGCGGTGGCGGCGCTTGAGCCAGCCGAAGACCTGACCATCACCGCTGCGCTGCCTGACGACACCGACGGCAGTGGCCTGATGTTACCGTTTACCAAAACAAACCTCAGCGGTGGCGAAAATGAACCGTTCCCGCTGTTCACCCCATCCCTTATTTCCGGCAGCAAAACGCAATCGAAGAAACTGGGTGTACTCGGTTCGCTGTATGCCGATATGTACGACATCTTGAACCAGGCGGGGGCTCTGGTGGTGGTGGTTCGTGTTCCGGAAATCCCGCTGGCGGATGACCTGCAGCGGGCGGCCATCATCCAGGGCATTGAAGCCCTGCAGCTCGGTCAGTCCACCCTCAACTACAACCCACGCATCCTGATCGCCCCGGAATGGAGCACAGACGACGGTGTCGGCAAGGCGCTGGAAAGCATGGCAGATAAATGTCGTGCCGTGACCTATCTGGATTCTCCCTCGATGGCGACGCCGGAAGATGTGGCCCGCCGTGCACAACAGTACGGCGGTCGCGTGGAAATTCTGCGACCGCGCATCATGGTGGTGAGTGACATTACCGGCAAGACCCACAGTCGTCCGTACTCGGCAGCTGCCGCTGGCCACCGGGTGCGTATCGACAACACCAAAGGTGTCCAGTGGTCCAAATCCAACCAGGAGGTCTATGGCTTTACCGGGCTGGAGCAGGTCGACAGCTACCTCATCAACGACCCGACCTGCACCGCCAACCAGCTCAACCTGGCGAACGTCAGCACTATTATCCGGATGGACGGCTACAAACACTGGGGTAACCGCCTGTGCTCAAGCGACCCGCAATGGCGCTATGAGTCAGTTCGCCGCGTGATGGACTCCATCGAAGACAGCATTCAGCTGATGGTGACCAAAGAATATATCGATGCGCCCAACAGTGAATCGATGCGCACCTCAATGCTGGGCTCGGTCAACAGCTACCTGCGTGATCAGAGCTCAGCAGGGGTAATTGCTGGCGGCAGCGCATGGCTCGACAGCGAGCTGAATACCGACACATCACTGGCGGCCGGGATTGTCTACATCGATATCGCCATCACGCCGTACTCGCCAATGGAGCAGGTTATTCTCCGTTACTCTGTCAACCGTGCCACCGGGCAGGTCTCTCTGGCGCAGGCCGCCTGATAAGGAAAATTTATGGATACGCAATTAGTTTATTCAAAGGGCGCGCTCTACGTGCAGAACAACATCCGTGTTGCGGCCCTTCGCTCCTTCACGCCGCCTGCGCTGGTCAATACGGTCGGTACCATTCGCGCCACCTGGCAGGATGCACCGGTCTCTGTTGATACCGGTATGGAAGCCATGCAGTGCGACATCAAGGTTGGCGCCGACAAGGACGTCCTCGGTCTGTTTGGTTTTGTGCAGGGGCGAAAGGTTCGTGCGCAGATCCGCCGCACCTTTAAGGACACCACCACCAATAAACTCATCGACATTATTGATGAAGTGGAGGGGCTTATCAGCAACCTGACACCGGATGAACACAGTTCAGATGGTCAGGAGTCGGTGGGTTACAGCCTCACCATGAACGTCAATTACTACAAGATGACGATGGGCAGCACGGTGTATTACGAAATTGATCCGCTGAACATGATTCGTGTCGTCAACGGTGTGGACACGCTGGCAGACGAGCGCCGCATGCTGGGTATGGGTTAACCCCCAACGCATCCCTTTTAAATCCCTGGCGCCACTGCGGCGCCATTTTCATTTTTATGGAGAAACATATGAATTATCCGGCTAATACCAAAGTTATCCCCCTTTCCCGCCCGTGCCTTATGGGAAGCATCGAAGTGACTCAGGTTGAGATGCGCGAACCGACCGTGCGTGACAGGATCCTGTTTGAAAAGCAGCAGGGGAGCGCGCTTGAGAAAGAAATGGGCATTATCACGTCGCTGTGTGGCATCGAGAAAGAGGATCTCCTTCTTCTGTCTGCATGGGATTACAGCCAGATGGTGGAAACCATGAACGATTTTTTGCTGCTCCCGCCAGCAGCGCGGGCAGCGAAGTGGAAAGAGCAAAAGGAAGAGTCAGGAAAAGCGACTTTGAAGAGCGCTTCCTCCGGAACAACCCTGGCATCCGCTACTGGTGCCGTCTGACCTTCAGTGAACAACTGGATCTACCTGTAAGTGTCTGGCGCTATTACTTCAGGCGCGCGATGGCACTGAGCAAAGAGGCCAACAAACCCCATGGCAAGTAAATCCCAGCAATATAACGCCTCGGTGAATTTCGGGGCGTCAGTTGATCCCTCGATGGGGCGCACGCTCAATCGCCTGACGTCGGGGATTGAGCATATTGGTACTGAAACCTCCGCGCTGACGAAAACGCAGACTGCCTGGCAGCGACAGATGAAGGCCGGGTCATCCAGCACCGTTGTGCAGATGAAGCACATGGAGCGGGCGACGCAGGCGCTGATCAGTAAGCATGAGACGCTGGAGAAGGAGATCCGCGACAGCGTCAAAAACGGTCGCGCGGGTACCGCGTTTCTGATTGAAGACTATAAAAAGGTGGGCGCGGGCATCGAAAGTGCCCGTCGGGAGATGGAAAAGCTCACCAAAGAGCAGGAACACGAAAGCAAACTGGCCCAGAAGCAGCAACGACGCGATGCACGGCGCGAGCGCTTTGGTGGTGCACTGCTGTCTCCTTCACGGAACGCCTGGGCAAGCGCTAAGGCAGCCCCGGGCAATGCGCTGGAATCGGGGCTGTCGATGGTGGGAGGCTTGCCTATTGCAGCGGCAAAGGCGGCCATCACCGCGCCTGCCGCCATTGCGAAAGCCGGAATAGCTGCCGGAACCGGGCTGATTGGCACTGTCGTGGCACTCAATCATAAAACGGCGGAAGAATACCGGCTCGCACAGCAGTACGGCATGTCGTACCGGCACTACAAAACCGGCAGTATCCTGGCAGAGCAGGCCGGGCTGAACGGCGAGAACTATGGTGATCTGAGTGAAGAGCTCAGTAATAAGCTGGGTGAAAAGGGCAACGAGAAAACCATTAACCCCATGCTGTGGCAGCTGGGCATCGCCGGGAAAAACGGCCTTAAAGGCACGAAGGAGCAGCAGTTTGATACGGTGATGCAGAAAATCAGCAAAGCCGTTCTGGTGGATAAATACCTCACCGCGCAGCAGGGGGAATCGCTGGCAGACCAGCTTATGGGCGGCGAAGCCAACAAACTGATGACCTACATCCTCAACACTGGCAAATCGTATGAAGAGGTGATGAGGAATGCAGAGCGCCTGAACAATGTCACCGAAGACGAAGCGCAGGCGGCGCTGGAATCCAGCCAGACCATCAGCAACCTCTGGACGTCAGCAGAAACGGCGCTGCAGGGGATGGCGGGTGAACTTGGTAAAGCTTTTGAACCGCAACTGGAAGCCTGGGAACAGCAGGCTACGGCATGGGTCAAGAATAACAAACAGCTCATTACCAATGCGATCACCGACTGGGTGAACGGCGGCGGCCCCGAGAGGGTAGTAAACGGACTGGAAACGCTGGGTCGCGGTGTGGCTCAAGTTGTTAAATGGATAGATGAAATACTCCCCGAAAATCGTTCGCCAGCTGAAATGGATAGCGTCAGTAAGGCTCGGGGGCGGGCGATGGATTTAGCTAACGAAGAGGCGTCGGACAGGGGGTTAGGGTGGATTGATACCTTCAAGCTTGAATCGAAGCGAGCGGATGAGGCCGAGCAAGCCTGGAAGGATGGGCATACCCAGGTCAGAGTTCCGGATTATGTGACCTTTAACCCTGAAGACACGGGTGGTGCCATCCCGACACCTTCTGTGCAAAAACAATCAAACCAGCAGACTAACCATTTCAACATCACCGTGAATGCAGCCCCCGGACAGTCGCCCGAAGAGCTCGGGCAGGGCGTTTATCAGGCTTTAACCGGGGCATTTGCAGACGTACCTGATGTTCCGGGAGCAGATACCTTTGATGCACCTTCCCTGTGAATTAACGAGTTACTTTAAGACTGAAACCTACATCGTAATCATTCACGTTAGGGCTTATAGTCTCCGGTGATTTTACATTCACCCACTGTTAGAGTTTCATTCAATATCTCAGGGCTGCCACACTCTGCAAAGACAGCATCATGCTTAGTGATTTTTAATAAATATTCATCCGTTTCCTGAACGATGAGGTCCACAAAGTGAGATTTGTCGCCCCCAGCAAGTTTCACTACTGGGTCTCCATTGCTGTTTTCACCGACGGATTGTGCCAATCCAACGATAACAAGGTTTTTATCAGCATATTTTTTCTTAGCTGCGAACATATTGTCACCGAATTCTCTACTTAGCTCATCCGCACCAATAGCTCCTTTCGGAAGAGGTGGTAGCTTTTCTGCATAGGAACTTGCTGATAAAAAAAGCAAAAATAGCGATAAATAAATTTTCATATATTAAGACCATAAAGTGAGAGGTGATGTGAAATATACAACTCAAGATGGAGACCGCTTAGACATTATATGCGCTCGCCACTATGGCTCCGTTCATAACACCTTTGAGCAGGTACTTTACGATCCCGCCAATGACGATTTAACCACGTTCGAAGTCTTTCCTGCAGGCGTAACCATCACTCTCCCGATAGTAAAGCCCGTAGATAAACAGGATGACGTTGTACTCTGGAAATAACCTATGTCTTATATTGATACGGGAAGCCAACCGTGGCTGCCGAACTTCTCGATCTCGGTTGAAGGGGAAGATATTACCAACACGGTGCGTGAAAACCTCGTTGATCTGACCCTGAAAGACCATGGCGCGGGTTCGAAAAAAAGCGATGAAATCAGTTTTACCGTGGCATCGCCGACGATGCAGCTTCCTGAGAAAGGGGTAAAACTTACCGTGGCCCTCGGTTTTGGTGGCACGCTGGTGGGCAAGGGCACGTTCGTAGTGGATGGGAGACGCTCCAGCGGAGGTGGTGGTAAAGCCCGCACCTTGCAGATTGTTGCCCGTGCCGTGTCCAAAACCAATGAACGTGGCCACAGCACGCTACAGTCGCAAAAAATGCGGTCGTTTGAGGCCGGGATCACCCTTGGTGACCTGGTCAGCACCGTCGCGGCTGAACATGGCCTAATCCCTGCGGTGGATGCCTCTCTGGCGGGCATACAGCTTGAGCATACTGACCAGTTGTCTGAGAGTGATATGAACCTGCTTACCCGGTTGGCGGAACGCTATGGCGGCGTCAGCAAAATCACCCATGACCATTGGGTGGTAACTCCGCGCGGTTCCACGACCAATGTTATCGGGCAGCCGCTTCCGGTTCGCACTATCACGCCTGATATGTGCTCTGACTGGAATTATCACGATAACAGCGATCATCCTGACTGCACCAAGAAAGGCAGTGGGACTTACGTTGTGGCTTACTGTGATACTGCCGACGGTGGAAAGGTGAAGCACCTAACAGTGGGGAGTGGTGAACCGGTGATGCGCCTGAACACCCCTTTCTCGAGTTTGGATGAAGCACAAAAGGTCAGTACTGGCAGCGCCAAACATGCCCAGAAGAAGCTGCGTGGGTTCAGCATGACGCTGCCAGCGACCCCGGAACTGATAGGGATGACTGCCGAGGGGCAGGTGACCCTCTCCGGGTTTGGAAAGGTAGAGGACGGCGACTGGAAAATTAGTCAGCTTAGCTTCCGCCTGAACAATCAGGGGCTTTCATTAAACCTTGATCTGGAATGATTAACTCCCTTGCCGATTTAATAGATGCATTGTTGCTTAGCGGTTTTCGTTGTCATTGATAGTGCGAAAGCAGCGTCAGTGAGTACGGGTGGCGAAATTTTATGATGTGGGAATGACCACTCGGTGAAGGAAACTTGTGAAGTGCCGCAGTCACGTCGTATGCAAGAACGGACTGCGGCAACTTGCTGGCTAGGTGTTTATGCCAGCGCAACTCTACAGCATTGTATTACATCCAATGCTTGATATCCTCAGCAGTTATTTCTTCGATTCACTTATTTTCTTTGCTACCCAATTGTCAATCTCGTTTGAGGCCCACCGGACGCTACGGCCAATCTTAATGGATTTCGGAAACTCTCCTGTGTTCATCCATTTGTAAATCGCTGTTTTTTTGAACCCTACGACACGACAAACTGCTTTCAGGTCCATCAAATATATGTTCAAGTGTCGATTTCCTGATTGTTGGATGGTTGTAAATGTTTATGGAAAAATTGACATTAACAAGGAAAGAAGCAGCGACGATACTCGGTATCTCAACGTCCACTGTGACACAATGGGTTTTAGAAGGAAGATTGAAGGCCTACCGTGTGAGTGATCGGCCCAAGTCGCCGTATCTCTTCACTCGTGAGGATTGCTTGGCAGCCTTGCAAGCAATACCGGTCGAACCTGCTCGTCTGAGAGAAGGGATGGTGAAGCGTGAAAAAAAAGAGTCGTTCTTTCTGCGTCAGAAAGACGCAAGTAAAGAATTGGATGCTTTGCTGAAAATAAGGACCGGGAAGAATAGGAAAGCTGAGCGAGAAAACCGGCGCTGATGAGGGCGGTCACCCCAGAAAAGCAGTCAGTAGCGATTGTTTTCAAACAGTCTGACGGCGTGCAGTTTGGTCTGGATGATCGGTGTCAGCTGGTCATTGACGATGCCGTTTACCCGAGGTGAGTTTTCCTGCGCGACAGATTCATGAAGAAGGGGATTAAGCTGTGGGGTACTGCGTTGAACTGACGGCACAGAATGCTTATGTGGGTTAATGTTTCTGTTGTTATAACATCTGCTCCTTAACTTTTGTGAGAGTAAGAGAATGAGCTCAAGAAAACGGCGTGATCCAGCCGAAATTGCCCGACAGTCTATGGAAAAAAGCGAGCGTCGCCGGGGGTTTTTGGAGTATATCCAAGCACACGACTTACCAAAGAATGAACAAAGTGCGCACTTCTACGCTTACACAGTAACTTCTAGTGTTTCAGAGAAAGTGAATCTCGTTCACGAATTGGTCGAAGCTATGAAATTTGACGAGCTACTCACGCAGCATCCCAAGGTAAAATAGTGCACAAAAAAACCGGCTCGATGGCCGGCTTGAAAGATCACTTCTCGCCATTTCCATTTGGGAAAAGCCCTCTTATAACGCCTAGAAATGCAGCAAATAGGTTTAGCGTTGATGCGGACGTGATGGCAATTAGCACGTTATCTGAGAAAATATCCTTGCCAGCAATCTTACCGACCGCAGATAACAGAAGCACTGTAGCCCACCAGTAAAGTCCGTACTTCGCTACCTTATAAGCCTTTCCTGCAAATTTCTCACGAAGCTCTCTGTTTGCAATTCTGTCTGCAACATCTTGCTCACGCTCTTGAGGGTGTTTTTGTGTGGATGGCTCTGGTGTTAATGGCGCTCCATCAGGGAGTCTCCAGTCAGGGGTAGAGGCTTTGTCGGGAGCGCCCTTGCCGATATCATCCAGTGACTGAGACATTTACTTGATAGTTTCGGCCATAAGATTGTTTGGGATAACTGCGCCTTCTCCCTCAGTCAAGGACCAAGCAGTACCTTCTTGATGAGTGAGGTATGAAAGTTGAGTGCCGCGCAAAGGCCCATACACGTCTACGATCTTATCGACCAGAGCTCCAGTCTTTTTGTCGCTTTGAGGAATGGTAGGTGTAACGATAGCCATATCATTTCCTTTCCACTCTAGATTTCCGATTAAGTTAGTAATCGGATTTGAGCCGTACCGCTTAACTTCGTGATAAAGAGATGGTATGACTGGGCCATAAGGCCATTTGGCAAAAAAGTCATCTACCAGCGGCTCTTTGTAAATTTTTAAATGCCATGATTGCGCATAAAAGACTAGTTTTTGCAGCTTCATTGGAGTCAGGTCAGGGATTTGACCGCATTTTGCCTTCTCAATGAAGGCGTTAGCAACAGCAATAGTTTGATATGCCATAACAAGCCTCCTTTGGTTTTAATTTAGACAATGGTAGTTAAGCCAAAATGTAGGCCATTAGAATTTAACTGGCTGCATACACAGTGCTTTATTGACTTATGTTACCTTACGGGTAGCTACAAGTACATCATAATAACTTTTTGGCTTCCCGTCACTTAGAACCAGATAGGATATAATCCTGAAGAAAACATACGGATAGTAGAAAATTCCAGTCTTGCGTGGAGGGATAGTCATATTACTATATGTGGGCATTGGAATGATTTGTCAACTCTACATGTAGAAAAGGCCGCATATCTGCGACCTTTTACTAACTCAAAATATCCTTAGAAAATTAAATCAGCCACATTTCGTACTCTTCAAACATATCCTCCAGCATGCGATTCAGCTTTTCCCGATCGCTTTTGCTGGCATCGTTATTCAAGGCGTTCGCCTGCATCGGCTTTACCTTCACTTCGGCATCAGGGAAAATCTGGTGCACCCGCTTCGTCAGCTCTGAAAGGATGATCTTTCTGGCTCCTTCAAGCCCCACTACATTTCGCTTGTCATAGACGAGTTCAACGAACATATAAACCTCACTAACTGGGTGGATATACAGTTGTATTTAACTGGTTATCCATACAGTTGAAGGTGGGTTGAGGTGTGTTTTCGGAGGTGGTTTATGGGGCATGGGTGGGGCAAAAACATCTGCTATGGGGCACTTTTGGGGCATTATGGCTCATATGAACTTTACCGAGTTTCATATGAGGTGAGCCTATAACTGTTTGATTAAAATAAACAAAACACATGCTCTTGGGCGTTGTTTAGTGATTTTTAAAATCCCCGCGTCACGCAGTTAAAGTGGCGGGCATACTCTTCAAGACCGGTAATGCCAAGACGCACCCATTTGGGGTGCGACCATTGTGGCAATCCTATATAAACTCGTCGCTTTTCACGCTGCATCACTTGCACAACCCAACTCCAGCCTTCACATACTCAACGTGTTTGTTGTCATCGTAATGATGCCACCACACTAGAGGAATAGCCATTCGTTGTACTGAGTGCGTGCCAGGCTATGCTGATAGCGGGCGTTATAGTGAATCGGTTCTCCTGCAATTATTCTGGCGGGATATAATCCGTTATTTGCTCAGGTAAAAGATCAGGCATCGCAACAGTTCGCCCTTGATCATCAACAAATTCAACCATGTAAGCCAAATATGGTTTTTCATGTATGAATACTATGGCGCCCACCATGCCTTTAGTTAACCCTTCATCCGGTAAATCTTCCGCTAAAACAACCACTTCAAACTCTTCTCTTCTCATGGACTGTATCTCACTTAACAAAAATCGTCGTCATGCGTGGCACGACGGCATCAGGTTCATATATCCAACCGCTGCGCACTATCACCGTCTCACCGTTAGCGCCTAATATCGGCATGTCCACTGCCATTCGCTGCCCGTGCTGGTTTGCGTCCAAAACTTTAGCCGGGGCGGTTAATATGCCCTCCTGGATTCTGCCCGCTAACACGTCTGAATTTGTCGGGTTATAACCCAGCGCCGACTGGAATACTCTGGCCTTATGCCCCCCTTTCGGGTGGGTAATATCTAAAGAGTAAGAAGATAGTTTTCTGTAATCTACAACGGCGTGTTCGGCATTGAGTAATGCCCCTGACTCTGAGGTAAACCCCTTTAAAGCAGGAGATTCAAATGTTGGGATTTTGCTTAATGACGATAATTCTTCCAGTTCTCCAATAACGTTAATTTTTCCCATCGTCAACCCCGCGGCTACTGACGCGGCGGTAATCAGCAATCCCTTGTTATCCATGACCTGATCGAAACCTGCTGGCGCATCGCCACCGAGTTGCTGCGCGGTCTCGTGAAATCCCTGAATGTTGCCGTTATAAATCCCGCCAGCCGCCAGAAGCCTTCCCGCCGCTTTACTGTTAATGGCTTTCCCTGCCTGCGCATGCTGCATCGGGGCATCGGAATAGTGCTGCTTAATGGTCGGCTCTGGCTTCCTGCCCTGATGCGCGTTCAGGGTGTCTTCGTACAGACTCCTGACCTCATTCCGGAAGCTCTCTCCGTAGTGGTCCATAAAGCAGTCATACACCAGATTACTGTCTTTATCGAAATAGAACGGATTACGAAAACGGTCCCAGTCTTCCAGGGTGTCTACACCCACCATCCAGCCAAGATCAAGAAACATTCTGACATCGTCATAGACGCTGTCAGAAAAAGGGCGTCGCTTTCGCTTGTAAGACTGTGCGGAAAATCGATGGGAAACCCCATGTTTTCGATCAGGAACCTGTTGTGGAATGATGCTTCTGCGGTAATTAAGGTAATCCAGTTCGTAAAAAATGCATGCCAGTTCCATGGCATTATCAGGCGTGAGAATGAACTGAATATCCTGGGGTGCCAGTGCCATACGGGCATCCGACTTCATGTAGAGCGTAAACATCCGATGTTTCCCTTTCTCTTACGTAGAGTAGGGATATTCTGCGGGGGTTGTTTGAAAATCAAGCAATTAGGTAAAAATACCGAATTCTCTTCTAAAGCTATTTAGAGTTCTACTATCACTGATTAAGATTGGTAATGCCAAGACGCACCCACTTGGGGTGCGGCCATTGCGGCAATCCTATATAAACTTGTCGCCTGCCTGCAACGCGAAATGCTTAGCGTTTGTCATAGCGCAGCGAGGATTTCCTCAGTGCTGCGAATGCGGGCGATGCGTGGGAAGATGTTGGTAAAGCTGCCCTGATGCTGTTCTGCATCGGCGGCGCTGCACGCATCTTCGGCGATAACCAGGTTGAAACCCAGCTCCCAGGCATTACGCGCGGTGGATTCCACACCGATATTGGTGGCGATGCCGCACAGAATAATGGTGTCTACGCCGCGACGACGCAGCTGAAGTTCCAGCTCAGTGCCGTAAAACGCGCCCCACTGGCGTTTGGTGACTTCAATGTCACTGTCTTTTTTGCCGAGCGCAGTCGGGTAGGTCATCCAGTTTTCTGGCAGTGTATGCGCAGGGACCTGAGCATCGACCAGCGTGTTCACCGCGTCGCCGCCGTCAGCTGACCAGCCCACGCGAACCATCACCACAGGTGAATCTTGTTCACGACATTTGGCCGCTAATTTAGCCGATTTTGTTACCACGTCAGTGGACGTGTGCGGGCCGCCAGCATACGGGAGAATGCCTTCCTGAAGATCGATGACTACCAGTGCTGTTTTTTTTGCGTTCAGTTCCAACATATTTATCCCCGTTAAATCACATAATTAGGTGGCTAACCATACGCTGAGTCGCCCCGTATGCGCGTCACAATTTTTGTTAATTTTTGTGAGTACCCGTAATAAGCGTACAGCAAACGTGCGGCCGGCGCGCGACGGTCTTATCGTGGGCGAGAATTTCTAGTATAATAGCCCCCTTTTTTCATCCAGTTGTGACATTCAGATAAAGCTGCGACAAGTGTGCCTGCGGCTAAGTTAAGGGAACTCTCATGCGTACAG